GACCGGCGCGGTGACGGGTGTGCTGACCGGTACGAATGTTGCTGCGGTGCAGAACAAAACGTTCGACGCCACGAACACGTTCCCTGAGCGTGTGCGTGTTGAGGTCTTTAACTGCGCGGGCGGGAACTACGTCATCAATAAATCCGTGACCGCCAATGTGGCTACGCTAACCACCCTGGCGGCGCACGGCTACCAGGAGGGAGACAGGGTCTGGTTTTCGGGTGTTGACGCGGCAATTCAGCTCAATCAAGTTACGGCGTGGACGATTGCCAGCGTCCCGACTTCCACTACTTTCACCGTCGCAAAAAACACTTCTGATATTTCGTCCACTCCGGTGCTGCCCTATGGCAACGTGTGGAGGGCGCAGACCTGGACAAAGCCCGCCGGGGCAACGTCGGTCACTTTCCGGCTTTGCGGCCCGGGCGGCGGTGGTGGTTCGGGTGCCCGGCAGGCGACGGCGGTGAACCGAACCGGCGGCGGCGGCGGAGGCGGCGGCGGCATGTGTGAGGCTACTTGGCCCGCTAATCAACTGCCCAGCAGCCTCGCTGTTGTCGTCCCCAACGGGGGGTACGGCGGGCTTCCCATAACCACCGACAACACGGCGGGGATGAATGGTCAGGCGGGCGGCGGCAACTCAGCAACCCGCGTCAGTTCAACGGAATACACCACGTTGGGGGATTTTGTCCTCAACGCCGCAGCGGGGCTGGGTGGCAGCGGAGGGACGACCAGCACTACTGCAGCGGGTGGTGGGGGTGGATCGAACACGCAGTGGACAGGCGGCGGCGGTGGAGCGGGCAACAACACCACCGGCAGTATTGGCGCGAACAAAACCTATGTCGGCTCTGGTGGGGGCGGCGGCGGTGGAGCAGCGGCAAGCTCTACGGCATCCGCAGCCGGGGCCACCGCCGCGTCCGTTTTCGTTTTTCGCGACATGACGGGCCAATATGTGGCCCCCGGCAACGGCACCACCAGCATGGACGCCGTCACCAGCGTCAACGCTTACAACGCGGTGAAGGCAGGCTTTCCGGGAATCGGTGGCGGTGGTGGGGCGTACAAGACCGCAACCAACGGGGGTAATGCCTCACACGCCGTTAATTACTGCGCGGGCGGTGGTGGTGGTGGCGCATCCGACAACGGCTACACCTCCGGTGCTGGCGGCAGGGGAGCGGACGGCTGTGTCGTCATCACGACGTACTTCTGAGAAAGGTTCACCCATGCCAACATTCGACATCAAGTTTTCCGAGCTTCAGTCCAAGCTGACCGCGGGTCTTGCCATGCTGGTTGCCGAGTTCCCCGAGGCTGCGGTCAGGATGCGTGAGGTGATTGACACCGCTGTCGCTGATGCGGAGGTGGAGGCGACCGTGCAGGCGGATGAGGCGCGGGCGAACGCGATCGCGACGCTGATTACGGGGGCTGGGCAGATGTTGGCGGCGGTCGCTCCTGATCCGCCTGCCGACCCGCCCGCCGACCCGCCCGCCGATCCTGAGGCGGAAGTCTGATGGCCCGCCAGCAACTCGGCCCCGCACCGACCGCCGCCGATCACACCGCCACGAAATCCTATGTGGACGGCCAGATTGCGGGTATCAGTCTGACTCCGGGGGCGTCGGGGGCGTCGGGGGCCAGCGGACCTGTCGGGGCGACGGGCGCGTCGGGTGTGCCGGGAGCCAGCGGAGTTGCTGGTGCCACCGGTGCGACGGGAGCTACTGGAGCGACCGGAGCGTCGGGCGCGTCAGGTGTCCCCGGAGCCTCAGGAACCCCCGGCAGTGTCGGAGCCAGCGGCGCGACCGGAGCGTCCGGCGCGTCCGGCGCGTCTGGTGGCGTTGGCGCTACCGGAGCCACCGGAGCCACCGGAGCCACGGGTGCGTCTGGTATCCCCGCCGTCACAGGGGTGGCCGAGAAAAACGACAACTACACCCTCGTATTGGGGGACGCCGGGAAAATCATCGTCTTCAACGTCGGCGGCGGCAAAAACTGCATCATTCCGGATAACTCATCCGTGGCTTTCCCGGTCGGAACCCGAATCACCATCGTCAACAACACCTACTCACTTACCATCGCCATCTACGCCGACACCCTGTACTGGCTCAACGACACCGGGTCACGCAGCACCGGAAACGCCGCCCTCTCCGAAGCCGAATCCTGCGAACTCTACAAAATCGGAACCACAACCTGGTGGCTCGCCCGACACGCACGGCCACCCGCATGACCCGCCCCCTGATCGCCGCCGCCCTCCTCACCGCCACCGCCGCCTACGCCATCTGGGGAGACGACTAAAACATGACAATCTTGGATATTAATAATCCTGCACATCCAGGCCATTCAAATCATGTTATTTCTACTAACGGAATAAAAGCTCAACGTGTGTGGAATCCAGAAAAGCCGCTTAATGCGTCAACAGTTAAAGGATTGTTGATGGATTGGGAGCGAAAATTAACCGAACAATGCGGCTTTATTGATTCAGAAGAAGAATTTTGGTACGTCAGTAATATTCATCAATACCCAAAAACAAATTTTTTGATGGATAACAGTATGGCTCAAAAAACGCTTGACAACATTTTTAATAAATTAAATCGAACTGTTTTAGGGATTTTTCATACTCATCCAAACAATGTTCCGTGGCCCTCTCCCCGCGATATTGTCGGGTGGCCCAACCCCAAGCTCAAGTGGCGCTATTTTATTGTTACCAGTAAAGATGTTTTGGAGTGGGAGCTAGTGGATGACTAGCCCCACACCTTTTAACAATCAGGAAAATTTTGACGTTTTGAGGAAACGATGGCTGAGTCGTTACATGAAAATTCAGACTCAGACCGATACCCGCATCCGAACGATTTTGGTCGGTATCGCAGAAGGTGCGAACGAACAAGTTATTGCGCTAGAGAAAAGCTCTACATTTTCAGCGGGTGTACGTACTGCTCAACTGCGCCTTGTTATGCAGACAGTAAAAGAAGTTTTGAATGATCTTTTTGATGGAATTACACCGGTTATACGTGACGGCCAGAAGGCAGAAGCCCTGGCGGCAGTGGATGGTCTTACCGAAACAGACAGGGACTACCTTGATAAGGTTTTTGCAAACACTGGTTCTGTTCGTGATTTTATTGATTCCCAGAAACTCCAGGCGCAAATTCAAGTAGCAAATGCCATCAACCGCGTAACGAAATCGGACATTCCACTGTCGAAGCGGGTCTACCGGACCCAGGCACTCGCTAAAAGGTGGGTGCAGCGCGACGTGACAATCGAAATCGCAAAGGGATCAAGTGCGAAAGAAATCGCGAAAGTTGTTAGAAAGCACATACGTCCTAACACACCCGGCGGGGTATCGTATGCCGCACTCAGACTCGGGAGAACTGAGCTTAATAACGCTTTTCACGCAACTGCTATTAGTTTGTCTCAAGATAGGCCGTGGATTACGGGTATGTCCTGGCATCTTTCGGAAAGGCATGAAATCGACCCTGCACATGTTGAAATTTGCGAGAAGTATTCCGCGCAAATTTTTGACGTAGACAATGTGCCGTCAAAACCGCACCCTCAATGCCGGTGCTTTGTTGCGCCGGTAGTTGAACCAATTGACGTTTTTGCCCGTAACTTGACAGCAGGACAGTATAGAGATTGGATTAGTAATGCAGCGTAGGCAGCAAACCAACCGGACAGAAAGAAAAAACGTGAACAAGGTCACCGATAAACTTGTGTTTATCAACCCGCTAGAGGCCGCAAAAGCCTCTCTCCCCTTCTTTGGCGGGGAGATTACCGAGAAAGTCGAAAGCGATGAATCTACCAGCACTGATGACGCGAATAGTGTTGATAGTTCTGTCGATGGCGCTGGTGATTCTTCTAGCAGCGAGGATTTGACAAAAAATCCTGAAGCAATCGCTGATCTTCTCAAGCAACTGAATGACGCAACCAAAACAATTAAAGACCTTCAAGGTAAGACCGAAAGCTACGAGAAAGAAAAGGCCAACGCCACTCGCGCTCAGCAGACCCGTGAGCAGCAGCTTGAGTCCGATCTGCAAGAGGCGCAACAAATGGTCGCCAAGATGGATGCCGTTATTCGACATACCGCTGTCGTCAACGCCATTCAGGGTATGAAGGATTACCAATTCCATTCGGCACGGCACGTGCTGAATGAGCTTGATCCCAATGCATTTGATATCGACGTTGATCTGGAAAATGGCACCGCAACCGTTACCGGGATTGAGGCCGAAATTAAGCGGGTAGCGAAAGAGATGCCCTGGCTAGTCGCACAGGAAAAGAACACTTCCACGATGGGGAAGAATCCCGTTCCGCGTTCTTCCGGTGCGCCTCCCGGCAATCCGAATGGCGATGCTGCTAAGGTTGCAAGACGTGCCGAACTTATGAAGAAATACCCGGTGATTTCACACGGACGCGCCGCACGATAGAGCGTGTTTCTTACAAGAAAATACTGTTCAAACTGATACGATTACTTCCGAACAACCCTTTAGTGGAGGACAAAAATGGCTCTTGCTACCAAGCCTCGTTGGGACAAATACGATGGCTACGTTGGCAACTTTCGCGGGTCGCTTGCGGCTGACGTGACTCTCGCCACCCAGGCTAACCGTGTTCTGGCCGTGGGCATCAACTCGTCCGGTGCCGTAACCATTGGTGCTGGGCAAACCGGCATCAGTGGCGTTGTCATCATCCCGGTTGGTGTTGACATGTACGGCAACCTGCTGGATGGCGGGGTGAATACCCAGGCTGGCGATCTGACTGACGTTGGAAAGCACGGTGAAATCACCAATTTCAAACCGACGCTTTTGGGTGGTTCTGCTCAAACTCCCGCTGCTGGAACCAATTACTACGGTCACGTTGACGGTTCTGTTCTAGAATCCACCGCGCCTGGTGCGGTGTATGTCGGACATACCGTTGAGGCCGACCGTTTGGTGGTCGATGTTTCGGCAACCGGTCCCGCTGCGGTGATCCCCAGCTACGTGCCAGTGGGTCTGGCCGCAGTTGGTGGAACTGGTCAAGCGGTTCTCACCTGGACCCCGGTGCGCGGTGCGACCGGCTACAAGGTGCAGAAGTCTACCGACGCTGGTTCTAACTGGACTTCGGCTGGTACTCCAACTGCGGCAACTCAAACTGTCACAGGTCTTTCCGCTGGTTCTGTTTTGTTCAGGGTTTTGGCAACCGTAGCGACTGTGGATTCGGCTTACAGCGCTTCTGTCGCGGCAACAGTTTCGTAAATCGAAAAGATCAAGGATCGAAAGGGAATGCCAATGCTGGCATATCAAGAAAACGAAATGCTAACGGTTAACGGCATTCTCGTTGGGCCAATTTTCGGTGGCACGGCACCGGTTCGCCAAGAGGGTATGCTGACCTCCGGTGATCTGGTTACCGTCACCGCTGACGGTATTGATCTGAATGCGCTTTGGGGCGCTTTCAGTGAAAGCACCATGATCTACAACGAGGCAATGGATGACCTTATCCAGCTTCTGACGTACCCGGTCACGACTCCGATTGAGCCTGTGGTTCAGATCGGTGAAATGACTTTTGAGGAAGCTTCCGAAATGGGTATCCCGCGAGGCGCGGGTCTGCCCATTGAAGTTTTCCAAATGGGTTACGATCTGCGGCACTACGATAAGCGAAATGCCTTCACCTGGATGTTTTTGGCTGATGCCGATTCCCGCCAGATTGAGGCGATCCATGAGGCTGTGCTGTGGGCCGACAAGCGTCTTGTTTTCCGCAAGATCATGGAAGCTCTTTTCGACAATCGCACTCGCCGTGCAAACATTCGCACTCAGGCGTACAACGTTTACCCGCTTTACAACGGTGACGGTGTTGCGCCGCCGCGATTCAAGAACAATACGTTCGATGAAACGCACAGCCATTACCTGATTTCCCACAACTCCACTCTGGATTCCTCCGATCTTGACGATCTTTTGGAAACCATTGCGGAGCATGGTTATTCGCCGCAGGCCGGTACTATGTACCTGCTCCTGGCGAATAAGGCTGAGACTGACGTTATTCGCACTTTCCGTCGCGGCGTTATCAACAACAACGGTGCGACCGCTGCGTATGACTTCATCCCCTCACCCACGCAACCGGCGATGATTCTGCCGAACGCAGAGGGTCTGCTCGGAAATCAGCCCGCGCCGCTTTTCGGCAACCTGGCGGTGATCGGCTCTTACGGTTTCTGGCATGTTGTTGAAGAGGAATACATTCCGGCTGGTTACCTGTGCGGTGTCGGCTTTGGTGGACGATTCAATCTGGGTAACCCGATTGGTCTTCGTCAGCACGCCAACCCGGCTATGCAGGGTCTGCGAATTCTCCCCGGCAACAACCAGCGTTACCCGCTGATCGACGGTTTCTACGCCCGCAGCTTCGGCACGGGTGTTCGTCAGCGCGGTGGTGCAGCGGTTATGCAGATCAAGGCTAGCGGCGACTACGTTATCCCGCCCCAGTACAAGAAGGGCGGGGGCTTCCTCGTCTAGTAAACTTCGGTGGGGAGGGTGGAGTTTTAACCCCCGCAACTAGAACTTCACCCTCCCGACCGGACACTTAAGGAGAAATTATGGGAATTTACGTAGATCACGATAAGCCGTACACCCCTGAAATCAAGGCTTACCTGCGTGAGCGTGGACGTGGATATCTGATTCCGGCCAATGAGCGTCGTTTCGGTGAAGACGGCACCCGCGAGCCGGAAGAGCATGAGCGTCTTAGCGCTGCGTCGGTGACTCCGTTCTACAGCACCGAGGCCCAGCAAAAGGCGATCTATGACGTTGGCGGTGCTCCGCTGCCGGGAACGGTGCTCGACTATGACACCGGGCGCGTGGCTGATCGGGACAACGGCGTTCTGGTCGAGTACACGGGACCGGGGCATACTCCCGGCGCTTACGATCCAGGTAAGTCTTTTGAACCCGAGGGGTTTGAGTCTCAGTCTGATGACGATGACGACATTGACGATGATATTGTCGATTTTGTCACCGGCCTTAAGACTAAGGCTGATGTTCAAAAGAAGCTTACTGAAATCGGTGTTGGTTACGAATCCGACGCTAACCGTGCTCGCTTGGATGAGCAGCTTGCTGTCGCGCTTCAAGATTTGCGCGATGACGGCCAATCGGTTGAGCTTAGCTAAGGGATAGTTCGTGGCAGATCAAGCTGCGATTGATTCTGTAAAGATTCAGCTTGCAGATGAAGCTGATTCTTTGGGGATTGATGATGTTGTCATCGAATCGTGGCTTGATTCTGGCCTTAGCCAGACGAAAGCGATCTTGGCCGGGTGGCGGGCGATTGCGGCGAAAACTGTCGGAATAGAGGACGTTTCCGAGTCTGGCAGTTCTCGCACAATTCGTTTGCATGAACGGGCTGTTGAGCTTATTCGCGACTGGCAGGCTCGCGCTGACGCTGAAGATCAACTAACAGGGACGCTTCCTGTCAAAGCTGTTGGGGCATCCCGTACCGCTGTCAGGGTGTAACAATGCTGTCGGGAATTGAACTTTCGATTCATCGAAAGGGAACAGAACGTTTTATTAATTCTGATCCGACGCAAATCACACTAACTCCATCAACAGAGGTATGGAGTGGTGGCACGAAAACCTACGGCTCCGGTACACCGCGTGTGGCTCAGTCTTTCAAAGTAATCTGGTCTGGCTCCCAAGACGGGATCGTTGTTAAAAGCGAAGGCACAACGAGACGTTTTGATTTTATTCTCGTCGGCAAGCACGATGCGACTGTGGCTATCGGTGATTTTTGGAAAGTTGGCGATCAGCATTTTCAGGTCGAATGGGTGGCTCCCGCCAATGGGTACGAGGTCAAGGCCGGTGGGGTCAGCCACGGCAACACTCCAGTGGCGGGGTAGTCGTGGCGAAAATCAAAGTTGAATTTGACGACAAAAGACTTAGACAAAACATATCTAACTTCGACAATAAAATTAACCGTCGTATAGCGATGGCTATGGAGTATGAAGCGGCTTACGCAACGGGCTGGCTTAAGAAAAACGCTCCGTGGAATGATGACACTGCGGCAGCCAGAACCGGCTTGACGACGGTGGCTCTTAGCAGCGGGAGTTCTCACGAACTTTTAATGGCTTATTCTGTCTATTATGGTATTTGGCTTGAGGTTGCTAATTCTGGTCGATGGGCTGTAATAACGCCAGCCATGAGAATCGTCGGACAAAAAGTTATGAACGACATGCAGCTTTTAATTTTCGGCATCATTAAGGATAGTTTGAAATGATACCGTCAATTATTTATGAACGAGTGACAACCGACTCTTCACTTCAATCTATTGCAGGAATTTCTGCTGGGAGAGTTTTTGAACTTCAGTCTGTAGATAAGCGCCCATTTGACAGTGGGTGTTTTATTGTTTTTAACTGGCAGGAATCTGTTTCTTTTGGTGGGTTTGCGATGAATTCAAGTATCGCGAAAGCTCCAAGAACGCTGACTGTTTGGGTTCACTCGCCAATGGATCGCGGCAGGGACTATCGGCAAATTGACAAGGTCCTAAATAGAATTGAAGAGATTTTTCTTTCTATGGAGCAGCAAAAAGGGACTGACAATGTTAGGGTGACCTGCATTGATAAGCAGGGGCGCTCTGGCAACCTTATTGACGATGGTTGGAAAACGATCACCAGAAACGCAACATACCGCGTTCTGTATGATGAGAATGCTGTCTAATCGGATATGATTTACGTGAAATGGAGGAAGAAATGGCAGGCGTAACTAAGCCTCAGGATGCGAGCGAGGCTCCTCAGGCCAAGCCGGTCGCGGTTCAACGGGTCAAAGCGATTCCTTTTTTCGGCGGCACAACGGTCATTATCCGTGACACCGATTTTCAAAAGGGAAACGTCGAACATGACACGGTGACATGGGATTACCGGATTGACGAATTTACCGTCAGGATCGGAGATGGAATTTCTAAAGAGGCCGCTGACTACTTGGTTAATAATTTTCCAGACAGTTTCAAGTTTGTGTAGGCAATAGATGTGCCAGACATTCGGTGCTCAAGCAAGAAGTTTGGTGTAGTAACAACTAAATCAACAGGAATTTTAGAAGTTATTTGCACCAGTAACTTCTGCAAGAACCAAAAAGATGAAGTCGTTCTTCATCGCTGGGACTTAGAACAAATAAATGAAAATGGTTCAGTCAAAATGATTGACACCAAAAGGTTTAAAAGACCTGATATGAGAGGAAAATAGCAATGCCTGATGCTCCCCTTTCCGACGCGCTCCCTTATGGCGTTAGGGATATCAAGCTAACCCAATACACCGACGCGGTTGGTTCTGTGCTTGGCAGCACTTCTGTTGACTTGCCCTACATTCAGACCTTGAATTTCACTGAGGCTGAAGAGTTTCAGGAGCTTCGCGGCGACGATAGGGTCATCACCACCCGTGGCCGTGGTTCGCAGGTCAACTGGTCCCTTGAGGCTGGTGGTCTTTCGACCCCGGCGTGGGCCTGCCTGACCGGCGGGTCTGTGACAGAGACTGGCACTGCGCCTAGCCGCGTTGTCGAGCTTCGGAAAAAGGCCACCACGTCGCGTCCATTCTTCCGTATCGACGGTCGAATGATTTCCGACTCGGGCGGTGATGTGAATGTCCGAATTTATCGCTGCCGTGCGAATGGCGATATCACCGCCAACTTCCAAGATGGTGAGTTCCAGACCTCGTCCATTTCCGGCCTTGGTCTTCCGCTGCTGAGTGATACGAACGATTATCTCTACAGTATCTTCCGCAACGAAACGGCTACGGCTCTCACCACCACCCCGGTAGCAAACCCGACCTAAGCTAGAATGATGAGCGGGGCGAATAAACTGTTCGCCCCGCTCATCAAAAATCATTTCAACAGGAGTCCTTGGAGGCCGAAATGTCAGAAGACAAGTATGCTCTTTCTACTTCGTGGGAAAAGTCAAACGATTTCAAGCGACCGTTTGATTACACCCTGAAGGAAAGTGGACAGACGTGTTTGATTCGTCGCATGGATATGGGCGACTTTCTTAAGCTTGGTGTTGCAGAAGAGCTTGATTTTATGTCGAAAGCTCTAATGACGGATGACTCTAATGGTCAGTCCGCTCAAAGTGCGGTTTCTTCAGCTATTCTGAAGTCCGAAAACTTTGAAAAAATGGAAAAAATGATTAACCTCGTTGTTCAAGCGGGCGTTATCAAGCCACACCTACAGCGTATTCCAGAGCATGATGCCGCTCGTCAGCCTGGACAAATTTACGTAGATTCGGTTCCTTTTAGTGATCGACTTGAGCTTTTTTCGGTGATTTTCGATAGCGAGGGGTTGTCTACGTTTCGCGACGAACAAGAGGATGGTGTGGGAGACGTGGCTGATGAGTCAGGCGTATCACTGCCCACCGTCGAGCCTGTGGCAGTTCGACCCAGCGACACCGAAGGGCTTCTACTTTAACCGGGGAGTTTTTTACTTTGGTAAAAAGATAGAATCTGAAATGGCAGAAGAAGAGGCTCGGATCAGAAAAGCCCATAAAAACGGCTCTGCCTCAGATAAACTCGTTAATGCAGCAAGACTGGCTGTTCTTGAGAGAAACATTAAGGTAGCCGTCAAGCGTCACCGTAACCCAGATCAAGTTGGCACGGTGGAAGGCTCTCAACCGGATCAAATAAGTGAAGACGAAACTGTAGTAATCGCTAAAGAATCCTGATCGGTTAAGGGGTATCGGTGCCTAATAATGATCTAGGAACTGCTCACGGCAGAATCCTTATTGAATTTGAGGATCGTGGCACCGCTCCCGCCGCAGCAGCGCTGCTGAAAATTCAAAAGCAATTTGAACTTTTGAACAAGCGTGTTGTTGAAGTTGAAAAAGTTCTTAAAAAGAACAGCATTTCTGTAGACAAATCTTCTAAAAGCTTTAGCAATGCTAAGAAAAGCAGTGATAGCTTAACGAAAAGCTTCTTTGGTGGTAGTCGCGCCACCAAAATGTTCGATAAAGATATTATCGACCTAACGCAAGACATGATAAGGCTGAATAAAGCCTTCAATGAAACCAAAGAAAAATACAAAGGTCTTGAAAAAGCCTACCACGTTCTCGACCGTTACCAGAGAATTCAAGCCCACGTTCCAATTGACAAAATGGCAAGGGCGCTTAAAACCCTTGATTTCAACGGGCTGGCACGAAACGAGCATAAGCTTCGCAGCTTCTCGCGAGCATTAGATACCGTTGGGTGGGGGGCAAAAGCTGCCGCTATCTCCATGCTTCGTTTCGGGTACGGGCACAAGCAAGCGATGCAGTCGATGCCCACATGGTCGAGGTATGCCAACCAATTTTCCATCAGTCTTGCCGGTATAGCTAAATCTGGTCTGCTTGTGGGAGCAGCGCTTAACGCCGGGTGGATCACCAAGTTTTTGAACACAAACCTTTTCAGAACAATTGTCCTCCAAGCCACTGCCGCTGGCGGGGTACTGGAAAGATTTGGTGCAATAAGCCAGAGGGTTTTTGGAAAAAACCTTTTTGGTGGACTCTCTGTTTCACTCAAAAACAGCGAAAGTTCAATCTCAAACTGGGTAAAAAATCTATCTCATAGCTTAAGCGGAGCGTCACGTTCTTTTAACTCATGGTTCAAGCCGGTCGCTGAAGCCGCCAGGCAAATCGGCAGGTTTACTCTTGGCATTGGCCTGATGACCTCGGGCTTCGCCGGGATCATGGCGAAGTTCAATTGGCTTGGAAAAATCCCTAAACCACTTCTTGTTGGCCTTGCGGTTGTAATCTCAAGTGTTCTTCCGGCGGCTTTCCAAGTTCTTGGAAAAGCCCTTGTTGGAGCAAGTAACGTTTTCGCCGGTTTGCTCTCTGGTGTAAAGCAATTGGGCGGCGGTCTACTTGTGCTCCCAGGTTTTCTCGCAAACATAGGAGTTATCGCGGGAACCCTTAAAACTATCTTTAGTGGCCTTTCGGATCAATTCTCCAATATATTTTCTGATGACCTGGAAGAAGCGGCAGAAGCTTTTGACAAGCTGCCGGAACATTTGAAACCAATGGCGACCGCTCTTAAGCAAACGGTTAGCCTTTTTAAAGAAATGCGGGTTGGCCTTCAAAAGGTTGCATTCAATGGCATTGAGGGCCAAATAAAGTCAATCTCCGAAAAGTATCTCCCACTGCTTCAAAAAGGCATGACAAGCGTCACGCTTTCTTTGCGTGGAGCTAAAGACGAGTTTGTTAAGTTTTTGGAGCAAGGTCAATCGCAAAAAGACCTTTCAGTGATTTTCCAAGACACCGCTGAAACAGTCAGTACCCTTCGTTACGCAATACAGCCTGTTGCCGGTGCATTCAGAGATATCGCAAAAGTCGGCACAAGATTTATCGCCGACATGTCTGGCGGGGCGCAAGGTCTGGCTGAAAAATTCGCTGAATGGGCGAGGGTTAACCGCGAAAGCGGTCAGATGCTCAAGTGGATGCAGGATGGCCGTAAGGGGCTTGTCGATCTTACAAAAGGCACTGTGGACTTAACAAAAGGTGTGTGGACACTTTTAACAATGTTTAAGTCTCAAACTGGTGCTGGATTTCTTGATTCATACGCCGCTGCGATGAAGCGATTTAACGCGGCTATGAAACAAAGCACAAAGGGGGGAATGCTTTTTGATCTTGTATCGCTGGTAAAAGGTCTTTCACAAGGTAGTGAAAAAATTGAACTATTTAAGTCAGTTTTTTCCTCTTTCAAGGCAATGATGGAGGGATTGATACCAGCCATTCAAACAATCTCCAATTCCTTTAGCTCAATTTTCGTACCTCAAATTCAGAGTGCAATGGAGACAATCGGCAACCTCTCCAAGGCAGCGAACGCACTCAACCTCGACCACATGCTCGGTGTAATTCTTGGTCTTGTTGCCGCAGCTAAACTTATTCCAACATTCCTCATGCCAATCTGGAATGCCCTACGTGTTTTTGGTGGATTTGCACTAACACTCGCAAGCGCCAGTGGAGTGGTCAGAGCGTTTCACAGTGGCGTTGTCGCTGTCGCCGCAAGCATGAGTAAAGTGCCGCTTATCGGTAAAAAAGTCTCAGAAAGTATTTTGAACGTAGGGGCAAGCTTAAGCGGTCTTGTTTCACGGTTTTCCGGTGTTGTTGGCCCTATAGCAGCTTTCGCCGCCGCAATTGCTGGTGTCTGGCTGGTGATGCGTGCCGGAAAGCAAAATGCAAAAGAGTTTGATGCTCAACTTGAGGCTAATAAAGTAAGCCTCGCTGAATTTCGCGAGGCTTTGACTGGTGCATTTAAAACCGATAGCGGCCTAATCGGTAGCACCGTTATGGATCAAGTGTCTCTTGGCATGGACACCATGATTCGCAATCTTGAAGACACCGCCGCAAAAGCACCTGGAATGATAGACCACCTTGCAGATGCGTTTACCCCTGGCGCAGGCGGGTTTATCAATCCTCTCGGAAACGATTCTGACGACCTCAATCGCCGTCAAGCTGAGGCTGCGGCAGCCGATATGGCTTCGCAAAAACTTAGGCAGCTTCGTAAAGACGGGGTTGATTTAGAAGCCGTCATTGCCGGGTCACAGCCTGCTTTTGACGCATACGTCGCAAACCTTCGGACTCAAGGCGATGAAGGTAAAGCCGCAGCAGACGCTCTTATTAAGCAAAAAAATGCTTTCAATATGGTGCATGAAGCCATGCAAAAAGTTGGCCCAGCAGGAGTGCAGCTTGCCAACGGCATCCAAAAAGTTGCTGACGCTGGCGGGGATGCAACGTCAAAGCTTGAGGGACTTAAACAAGTTTTGCAAGGTCTTGGATTCCTCAAGATCGACGCAATGGAAGCAGCGGCGAATTACACCAATTCACTTGGGAGTATGAGTGACCGGATTCGCGAGGTTGTTGAATCCGGCGGCTCACTAGATGACGTTTGGGACAAAGCGAATAACACGCTTAACACTCAAAGTGAGCTTGGCGCGAAACTTGTTCCGATTTTCAAAGAGGTCAGTAACGCATACCTGGATGCGGCCAATTCTGGTGAAAACGTAGACGATCTTACCAATCGTCTAAACACTCAGCTAGATGAAATTGCCGGTTCGCTTGGAACAACAGGACCGCTTCTCAAAGAGTTCTTTAAAAACAATCTTGCTGTAGCCCCCGAGCCAATCAAGCTAACTCTTCAGCTTGAGGGCAAAGATAAGTTTGCCCAGCAAATCGGAGAGTTCCTGCTTCAATTGACAAGACAAGTTGAAACTGGGGTTCCAGTTCGACTTCTTTTCGACACCGCCGATTCTGCTAATAGGTTTGACAAAGAGCTTGAAAGAATTCTCAAGCACGACATAACAGACCAAGACGGACAAACCGTAGTCATTAAACCTGGCATTCAGGTTTCTGAAGCTGATCTTGCAAGAATGCAGGAGCTTCTTGCAACATACGGAATTCAAACTTCAGCGACCAGCCTTGTTGACCCCGCAAAAATTCCCGTCGCCGTTGAGCCACCCGTACAAGGTCGAATTCCGGTCCCTCTTAGCAAAGAGCCGAATGCAATACCACCGTGGGTGCCAGGACCAGTAACGCAACAGTTCACTCCACCGTCAGACAATCCTCTTTTTCCCGCTCCACCGGCAATAGGTGACGGATGGCCGAGCGCCCCCAGCCCCAGTCACCCAGACGGGTCGAATTTCGGTGCTCCTATCCTCCCCGCCACGCCTCCTGCGTCAACAACTGGCGACCTGTTTGGAGTACCGCCGGGGCTTGACCAAACCAGTCAAAAAGTCGATGAAGTCAGTGGCAAGATGGACAATCTTGTCAGCAAAGAGCACAAGCTCACAATTAACACCGATCAACTTCAGGAAGTCACCACAAAAGTTGACGAACTGAGCGCCAAGTTTAAAGAAGACAAACTTGAGGCCAAGGTCGAAGTCAGTGGGGTTGAAAAATTTGCAGAGGTCACAAACACTGCAAAAACCTTTAGTGATAGTTTAAAGGGAGTTTTCTCAACATTTAAAGACCAGATTCAGGCGGCTGTTGACCAAACGCTAGAAAAAATCAACCAGCTTTCTCAAGGAATTGTATCCACTCTTGATACGGCTGCCGCTGCGGCGAAAGATTCTGGTTCAAAATTTGTTGATGCGCTAGCTAAAGGCATTGAAACAAATCCCGCTGCGATTAGAGCCGCAGAAACCCTGGCCGGGGAAATCAAAAAACGATTCCACCAATCTCCACCAAAGAAAGGCCCACTCGCCGCTCACGGCGATGCCGCCCGTTACGGCGGCGAAATGTTCGTCAAGAGCTACGCCACCGGCCTGCGGGAGAACGCCGGTAAGGCGGGTGACGCAGCGAACACCGTAGCTGGGGCTGCCGGTGGCGGGATTGGTGGCACGTCAGCCGGATTTAACGGGGCACAACAGGGTAACCAGCAGTTCTTTGGACAGTTCTTAGAGTTGACAAGCTTTGCGTCGTCTATGCTAGAAATTTTCAATAAAGTTTCCGACACGATGTTTAAGTTCGCAAAGTTTATTTCTGACCCAATGGGTAAGGGAACTTTCTTTGGCGAGTCTCTTGGGTTCAAGAAAATATCTGATTCTGAGCGCCAACGTCGATGGGATGACAAAGATCAGCAGGCTTTCAGTAGCGCCCAAGAAAGTACCAAACGGAACGACGAGCATTTTCAGAATCAACTGGACATTATTAAAAAAGCTGAAACCGCCGCTGTTTCGGACCAAAGCGGAAGGAAGTCTCAGGAAGCTCCGAAAACTATCGGGGCTTTGATTAAAGAGAACTTCCCTGAAATTGCAAGTATTGGTGGGGCGCGAGCAGATAGTCTGCCGTACCACAATGAGGGCCGTGCCCTCGACGTGATGATCCCGAATTACAACACTCCCGATGGGAAGGCTTTGGGAGACAGAATCAATGCGTTCATGTTGGCGAACGCAGAGAAATTCGGTGTTGAGGACACAATCTGGCAGGATTACTGGCAACCCGCTGGCGGGGGAGCCGGGAATAAACTCAACCGATCTGGCGATACCGCTGGTCACTACGATCACGTTCACATCAGTTTCAAACCCGGTGCGAAGGTTGATCTAAGCGGAATTGAAATGAATTCCGAAGAGCTTGATAAATACAATAAAGACAAAGCCCAGTCTGACAAAGAGGCCGCACTAGAAGCTCTTCAAGAACGCTATGGACCGCCATTGTTGCCAGGGGATGAAGCACCGGCTCTTGAACAAACTGTTATGCGGTTTAACGAAGAAACCGGTAACTATGAAATTCATACCCCACATGGCAAAAAGGATTTGCCTGGACCGGGAACGATCAACCCCATAACGAAAGAACCGTGGACCGCTGAAGAAAGCCTTCAGTACGCCAAAAACAATCCAATGGAAATCCCTTTGCCAGAGGGAATGACTCTGGAACGCTTTAACGAAATCCAAAATAACCCTCTAGAATTTAACACTCAGAAAAAAGACGATCTTCTCAACTCTATGGGGCAGGACAACCCTGATATCACGACAGCCCTTAGAGTGGCCGAAGACCCGCGCAACGCTAAAGACGAAGACATTACACGGAGCCTTCTTGCTCTAGACAACGAAATCGTTCGACAGCGCGATCTTGATACGGCAGGAAGTCGCCAAACCGTTCAGCACCTGGAAACAATTCAATCCTCAATTATGGATGAGGCCGGGTACGAGCGAAATCAAAACCCGGTCGATCAAGTCGCCGGAATTGTTTCAAACGCAGCGGGCGTAGCGTCTGACATTATCGGCTCTGTTGTAACGGGGATCGAATCTATCGGAGCCGCAGACAACATTGCCAAGTCTCTGGTGAGAGGTCTTTCCGGCACAAAAGACGTTGACAACGTCATCGACAACATCCAGAAGTTTGTCGAACTAGGCGGGAAAATCGCTGGTTCTGTGGCGAGTGTGTCCGGTTTGGCCGGGTCGATTGCCGGGGCCGCAAGCACTGAGCCGTCTGGCGGGGCTGCTGGTGCAGCCGCCGCGTTGGGAAGCGTGTCAACAATCGCCTCGCTGATCCAGGCTGGTTGGGAAACAGCAAATGCTGTCATTGACCTTTCGCAGGAAGCAATGAGAATCGCCGGTGGATATGTTGGAGAGTTTCTTGGTTATCTAACTGGTGGTGCCGGTGGTCCGCTGGCCGGTGACGTGAAATTCCTTCTGGATCAACAAACAAATCAATTGATGACCTATTCCTCTCAAAACTCACTGGATAAGCGGGTTCACAACGTTCCATTCGCTTCAAGGGACTTTAAATCTCGCGAGCAGTTGATTGGTAACATCAACATGTACGGTGGGCCGGGGTCCGATCCTCGCGACCTCACTAGGCAAATGATGTTCCAGGTTAATTCAGCACAATATGCGGGAGCGCTTGCTCAATGACACTTCTTAAGGGGCAGTACCAGCTTGGTAACCTAGTGTTTGGTAAGCACACGAATATCATTGTTACGAATTTCGACGTGCAGCCCTACGATATCAACGCGCAGGACTACCAAATTTCACGCAGCGATGAAATGCGTTTTGGTGCGGATAATTTTAAGCCGACTTCTATTCAAATAACGATGGAGGTCATTTACAACTGGTTGCTTGACCCATACAAACCGACCAATCCGAGTTTCTGGCTGGACAAACCAACCGTCAATGAAATTGCAACGGAGTGGCGAGCCAACGATGTAAGAAACAACTGGGGCCAAATCAAGCCACTTTATTATTGCGGTCGAGACGGCGTTAACAAAATGATCTTTGGTCGTCCCGGTCAGTTTAGCTCTGAGAAAGTTTCTGAAAATTCAACTGTCGTGAAGTGTATTGGGGAATTTCGTAGAGCGGACACCGTTGCCTACAGCGCAACCGAATACGCCGTTAGCATGACTGGTAGTAGCAACATATCTCGTTCAGACGGTGATGCCGATACGTGGTGTCGAATTCTTGTCAACGGGCCAGCCACCAACCCGGCTTTCAACATTGCCGGTCAAGCTGTTCAAGTCAACGCCACCATTGGTTCTGGACAAATTATGGAAATCAGTTCTTACCCGTGGGCGAGAAGGATTGTTACTAGCACCGGAGCCAACTTAAGGAATGCTCTCTCTGTTGGGTCGGTTTACCTAGATAAGTTAAAAATCCCTATGGGAGTTATCCCCGCAAGGTTGGTCAGCGGAGCAGCCGGTGCCACCTTCCTGTGGCGGGATGCTTGGTCGGCAGTTGAATAATGACAAATCCAATTTCAACTTTCTACAGCCATAACTACGGTATTACAGATCGTTTACGTTTCACCGTTATTCAAGTAAATACGAACACTATTTTGGCTCGCGACTTAGTCGTTCAAGAACCAACGGTCATGGTGAATCTGAGCGCCCCAAGTCGTTGCAGTTTTAAAATTCCGCAGTCAGAACAATACGATAGTGCTGCCGGAATTGAATGGAAAACATGGGGGCAATGGATCATTCCAGAAATTGAAATTTCTGGTGTGCGGCGTTGTTTGGGTGCTCAGCTAGTCAACAAATGTGACGTGGACCCTCAAAGCGGAAGCCTAATGGTTGAGGGAATTGGCTTTCTTGGATATCCAAAAGGAATCCCCTGGCTAGAAAACTTTAGTCCTATCGCCGTTGATCCCGCTGAGGTTATCCAAAGGGTGTGGGGCCATCTGCAAGATCATGTGAACGCCAATCTTGGGGTTCAAGTTCTACCAGCGTTGACCGGAACGCAAATGCTCCCAGGCTACAGTTTTGACGGCAGTACCTTGAATTTTGATTTTTTCGCAATGTTTATTCGGGAAATTGATTTTCAAGACTGTGGAGACGTAATTAACAATCTTGCGAGAGATATTCCGCTGGATATGGTTGAGGAAGTCTCATGGGACGGGTCGAGAAGCACCGTTATCAAGACAGTTCGACTTGGATATCCAGCGATAGGAGTAGATCAAACAAGCCTTTCCTTCGTTGTTGGCGAGAACGTTATTGCCGCTGAAAAAGCTGACGAATTAGAAATCGAACCAGTTACCGACGTAATCATTCGCGGCTGGCGACCAGGAAAAACATTCTCTTCCCGGCTCACGAACGATGATATGACAAGAGTGCGTCGGACTATTATGGAGGAAGACGCAAGTATCGACTCTACTGAAAGGGCTGCGGCTTGGGCCAAGAGAAGGCTTACCCGCCGTAACATTCCGGTTTCATTTAAAAAAATCACGATTGACCCCAGTCACCCCAATGCACCACTTCACTCCTTCAATGTTGGTGATACGATTTTAGTTGAGGGGAAAAATTATCCGTGGGTCGGGGATATTTCAGAAAAGCATAGGATTGTCGGAATGACTTTTAAGGACGACTCTCCTGCGGTAGAGCTTGCTTTGAAAGTTGAAGGGGCGTTTAATTACGATCCCATCACTTATGATCCAAACTGGGAAGAGCAACCAGTTGAAGACAAAAACATGCTCATTAACGGGTACTTTAATAAGAGTACCGTCGGTTGGAAACGAATTTATGGACAGTGGCTTAGGGTTGCCAGTTTTGGTCGTTCAAGTGTCGGCTCTATTCGAGTAGATTGCAACGATACAAACGAGCTTTTTGAGTCACATCGTGTCGGAGTCGATCCAAATACTTCATATAAATTTGAAGCTTGGGTAAGACGGCAGGAAATGGCATTTCAAAGCGGAATCGACACTTCTGTTGATGGAATTTTTATCGCGGTAAGAGGCTACAAAAAAGGTGCGATGGTCATTGACCGCACCAGAATTGTTGGGTTATCCAACCCTGAAGGTGTCGGTGGGTGGACTCAGCTAAGTGGATGGATCGCCACCCCAGGTTTAGATGAAGAAGACCAACCCTACGTGGATGAAGTCAGCATTATGCTGTGCGTGACTAGGGTTGTTGATGGAGTTACGTGGTGGGACGACGTTAGGATAGAAAAACTATGACCGGGTTCGGTCCAGGCAGCGGCTACAAAATGGAGTCGAAAGAGTCTAGTGCTCTTCGCTCTATTAATACAGATTCGTATGATTACCGGGATCAAGCAAAACTTCTCACTAAGCTAACTGGAGATGTTTCGTACCTGGCGCAGTATACCCGCCAGATGCAGCAGGGAATCGACGCGGCGAACGATAACTTCATTCAGCAGCTTCAAGATTTCATTAATGAAATCTTGATTCTCATAGGTGGTGGTGGGGATACCGGCTTTGACTTTGGTGATCTGAAGTATATTTTTCAGGCCATTGGAGCCTTGTTTGGTTTTGATACCCAGACCGGAATAGCTTCTATTTTCCCGATCAATCTTTTTTCGGCAGCATGGCATTTTATTTCAACCTATATTTTTCCAGTAGATAACTTTGGCGAGTTCGTTGACTTCTTGATAGATCAATTCATTGCGACCATTCTTGATGCCTTTGGTGACATTCCGATCCTTGGGCAGGCTCTGGAACAACTGTTTGTGTGGATCACTCAGATTCGTGATCTAATTGGCGCTTTCAATGAAATGTTCGGCTCTTGGGTGAAGTCTACGGTCGACTTTGTCTATGACACTGTGGTGTGGATTGTAGAAACTTTTGTCGAGTGGACCGAGCCAATCGCAACATTTATTTCTTCCACGGTTGGTTTTCTATGGGGTCTTTTTGAGTCATGGACAGCACCGCTGGTCGAGTGGATCACCGAAAGCTTGACCTTTCTCTGGGAATTGTTCTCCGAGTGGACTGAACCCATCGTTACCTGGGTTGTCACCAGCTTGACCTGGCTTAACGAGCTTTTCACCGGGTGGACCGTGGCGGTAGTCAACGCCATCAGTGAAAGCATCGACTGGCTGACCAGCCTGTTCAACGGGTGGACCGGCGACCTTGTCGGCTGGATCATCGACGCATTGGAGCAGCTTTGGGATACTTTTATTGACTGGACCGAGCCAATTGCGACATGGGTTGTCAGCACCCTGGAATGGCTTTACAGTTTATTTGAGCCGTGGACTGCTCCATTTATTGCGGTTATTGAAGACGTGGTTGAAGCGGTCCAGGCGATTGTTGACTGGGTAACCGGTGGCATTGGTGCCGCAATTAATGCCCTTTTCCCGTGGGCAAAAACCTTGCCCCAAATGGACATTGACAACAAAATAAGTGACGGTAACATTCCAGGTCTTGATGCCAGCAAGATTAACGGTGGTGTTCTCACCGCGCCCCGTATCCCCGATCTGGATAGTGGCAAGATCACCACCGGAACTCTGAATGACGCTAGGGTGCCGGGACTGGATGCCGGTAAAATTACTACCGGCGCTTTCACCGCTGCTTTTCTGCAAAGTAACTCTGTCACGTCGGCAAAAATCGCTGACGGTGCTGTCTCCAACACCAAGATAGGTGACTTCGCCGTCAACGGAGTCAAAATTGATACTGGCGCAGTTTCCACCGCTAAGATCGCTGATCTGGCAGTCACTGGCGGGAAAACCACCGGGCTTGACGGCAGCAAAATTACCGGTGGAACAGTAGGGGCTAGTTATATCGCTGGGCTTCCTACATCAAAGATTACAAGCGGAACGTTTGATGGAACGCGAATTGCTGACGGCGCAGTTTCTACATCTAAGATCGCTGATCTGGCTGTTACAGGCGGAAAAACAACCGGGCTAGATGGTAGCAAAATTACCGGTGGAACAGTGGGAGTTTCTTATCTGCCAACATCTGCTATAGGTTCTGTTGTCAGCCCAGCGCTTTCAAATGGAGCAACGATAACAAGAACAAGCACTGTTAATGTCAGTGCTACTACTGGAAGAAATTTTTTCCCAAATGACTTCTTTGATTCCAATGATATTTCTGGAAATGGGATCATTACTAATCTAAGTGAAGGCAAGTTTACAGTTACTATTGCAGGTTGGTATCTTGTAGAACTTTCGTTTAGAATAAACCCAGTTTATACATTTGGGTTGCAATGTGCTCCGTTACTGTATAAGGGAACCAGTGGCAAACAGGTTGAATACAAAATTGGCGCTGACGCGATAGCCTGTGTTTGGATAGGCGGTGGTAATGGTCAAAGATATGCCCAGTCAACTTGGATGGTTCCGCTCAACGTAAACGAAGCTGTGCGAGCAGGATATGATAGTGTTGGAACATATGGTAATCTTTTCGATGCAGATGCCAGTGGCGTCGAAACATATTTTTCAATTGCTCTTGTAAGTAAACATTTTTAAAGGAGTAAATCGTGGGTAGGGAAGTTCGTGTTTCGCCGGATGGAAACGCTGTCGCCATTCGCAGTGACGCTGTCGATCCAGAAGCCTACAACGCATGGGGTGTCATGCACAGCCAGCATGGTGGTCATTGGGCATCGACCAGCGAGATTACCGGTTGGACCCCTTACGTCGCAGGGTCTGAATCTTAACCGTAATCAGCTAGATTGACGGTGCAGTAAGCTAACATATCTTATGTGAGCTTTGTTTGGTTTGCTGATAAGCCGTTACGAACTCGCGAGCAAATAGCACGTGAAGTTCATGCAGTCTCTCTCCAAAGAGGGCTGGATGAATTGGCGACCGTGATGGCGCTCATGTGCATTTCAGTCGAGGTCGGAGCAGCGGATTCCAAGGGTCAACCGCAATGGTGGTGCCCCTGGAATTCCGCTGACCCAGAATCAAAACAATACCCCTACGATTCACAATCCGACGATGGCCGATCTGTTGGTTATTTCCAACAACAAAAAGGGCCAGGGGGAGAATTGTGGTGGGGTTCGTCACGCGACGAAATGACACTGAGTATCGCAGCCAATAATTTCTTAGATCGGCTCAGCGACAAGTACGTCAACGCAAACAACAATCCGATTTCAGCCGGGGAGTTCGTTGCTAACGTTCAACAGTGCGCCCCGCAGTATCGCTACCGATATGCAACCAAGTGGGATGAAGCCTGGTCTGTTCTGCGTCGAGCCTTGGGTACGCCAAGCCCAGCCCCAGCACCAGTTACGAAAAAAGAATTTCTTCTACCGTATGACCGATCCATCGTCGCTCAAGAAACTGGATGGTGGTGCGGTCCCGCATCAACGCAAATCGTTCTCAACGGACTGGGAATGCTGGTTGCGGAATCCACTCTTGCGAATGAAATTGAGCAACTGGAAAATCCCGGTCGAGGCGATGACCGCGATGGAACTGATTACATTGGCTTGATCGAAAAAGTTCTAGATCGTCGTGTTGGGAAACTTCAATACACCAGTGTTTACACGCCGAACGATCCCATGACAGCCGCTCAAAAAGAGCTTTTCTGGCAGCACCTGAAACAATCAATCGTTGGCAATAAAGCCGGTGTTGTCGCCAACATCGTTGCCCCACCCAGCAACCCGCCACGGGCGACGAAAGGCTCCAAGCCACCACCGTACCCTCGCGGCACAACCACCTGGCACTACGTTTCGATCATGGGGCTAGACGACAACCCCAGCGCTCGCGCAGTGTGGATCGCCGACAGCGCCGCGTTTGGAGGGGTCACCGGCTTCTGGTGCCCGTTCGATGGGCCAGGTTCAATTTGTTCGCTTATCCCACCAAAGGGATATTGTTATTCTGCTGCGCCAATTGTTAACGCCCCAGCCCCACCACCTACCCCCAAGCCAGAGCCAACAACGCAGCCCGAAAACGAGAAAGAGGATGACTGGATGGCGCATGTAGACGCAGATCGACTCAACAAAGCCGTTGATAAAATTCTGCAACAATATGGTTCCCGCTCAATGTTCCGTGACTCTAACTCCAACGTTGATGATGCTGTCGGAATGCTGCTGAACGCCGACGCGACCGTGTTTGATGTTTTGGTTCTGCTCCGCGCTTTCCTGGCGGGAGAGCCAGAATCAATCGCCCGTATCCGACGACTTGCTAATGGTAAAGGACCGGCTGGAAGTGAACCGCGAAACGTCGCTATCGCAAAAGCCCTCTGGGAGGGCATTCCAGAAAGTGATCGCGAGGCGGCGAAATTCACCAAAGCGCCGGGCGAATAGGCAGGAGTATGACATGAGTGAACCAAACAACACTGGTATGTATGTTTTTACATGGAACTTTTGGAAGGATGCGGTTAGCCGCTCCATTAGGACGTTTTGCCAAACTCTAGTGTCCGTACTTGGCGTAAGTGAACTCAATGTCTTTAGTGCTAGCTGGGGCGCTGCGCTAGGAATTTCCCTTGGTTCGTGCTTTGTTTCTTTCCTAATGTGCCTGGATCGCGCTTTCGCGATTACTGAGGTCAAAGTCATTGCTGTGGAGAACTACACCGACAGGGATATCGGGGAAGCTCGCCCTCTGTAAAAAGGGGTTTAATAGTGAACTGGCCTGCTATCGGGACAGTAATTTTGGGGGCGAGTGGTTTCGTTACGGGGCTACTCGCACTCTTTTCTGCGAAGGCAAACAAGAGTAAAACTAATTCTGAAACAGATATTAATATCGCTGCGGTAGCGCAATCACGCGAAAATCTTAATCAATCAATAGAGAAGTTTTGGCGCGAAGAGCTTGGGGACGCGAAACTATCTTTTGATAATGAGTTAAGTTCACTCAGGCAAGAGCTTGGGTGGATGCGCTTGTTGATTGAGAATCATGTACCGTGGGACTGGGAGGTCGTGCGCCAACTCAAGCTGGCGGGGATTGACGTGAGCAACCCTCCCACCCTGAATTACATTAAAAATAGAAAACCCGCACCGGAGGAAACGTGAACCAGCCTGCTTTTTCAACGCAATTGCGTAACCCTATGCCTGACACCACAGATGAGGGTAAGCGGGTTTATATCGCTGCTCTTGAGCGGCGGCTTTTGTTTTACATGTTGCGTGATGTTAAGTTGCGAGCGTGTCTTGAGCTAGCGACGGGGATACCGTATGACACGGAAGATTTATCTGAAATGACTTTTGATGATCTAGCGGAGTATGTAGCCCTGGACATGTCCCGCGGATTGAAAATATCTATTCAAGAAGCTCGCGAACGAGTGCAGAATAAC